CCCGCAGAGCGCCGCGCCGCCCGCATCGCCACCCCCGACCTGTCCAACTGGGCGGAACAGGCCCTCAGCGGCATCGGCCGGGCCATGAGCGACTGGCGCCGGGACGAGGACGGCCCAGCGCTCCAGGAGGCCGAGCTGGGCGCTGAGGCCCTGCTGGCGGTGCTACGGGAACTTCGGCGCCGGACGGATCGCTGAACCCCTTCACGCCGCTATCGTTCCCCCATGAGCGCCAGCACAGGTCCAGCCGATGTGCGTGTTATCGCGAGACTGCCCAAGGTCACCGACCTGGAGACGCACGTGCGCGTCATCCGCGTGGACGGCAAGGTTGCCATCGAGCTGCGGGACTACGTCGTCAGCACCGGCACCTACGTCGGTGGCTACTGGATACCGGCATCCCAGACCAGTGTTGAGAGCTTGCAGGACGCGCTGTCCGAGGCACTGATAGCCATCCGTCGCATGAGGGAAGAGCTGAGCGACCGATGGTGACCCTCCCCGATCGGGTACAAGACTTGCGCTGTAGCTGCTGCCTGCGCCGCTTCGGCTACGCCAACTTTGCGGAGAGCATCAAACATCAGGCCTTCTGCTCCGACTGGTGCGCCATAGAAGCCACACTGTTCAACGAAAAACTTCGGGAACGCGCCGAGATATGGCGCATGCTCTACCAGCTCGGCATGGGAGCCTCCGAGATTGCCCGCCGATGGGGCCTAGACCACGCCAACGTGTACCGCACCGTGACGCGCAGCGCCCGCCTCATGCAACACCATTGACGACACCTTCACCCTGACACCTGAAGCCAGCCCGGCGAGGCTGACTTCATCATGTCTACGACCATCGATGAAGCACTCGAAGACGAGCAGGAACTCGCACCGGAAGAACCCGTCGACGAACTGACGATGGAGTTCGTCACCCGGCTTGTCGACAAGACGATGCAATTTCTTGTCCTGCTGGTCGGCCACGACCTGCACCCGTACCAGAAGCCGCTCGCCCGGCGCATCATCGAGTCCGTCATCCTCAACGACGGCGAAGAAATCACCGCGCTGGCCGCCCGGCAGTCCGGCAAGTCCGAGACCGTCGCCGACGTCATGGCCACACTGATGGTGCTGCTCCCCCGGTTGGCCAAGATATACCCCGACCTGCTCGGGAAATTCCGGGACGGTCTGTGGGTCGGCATGTTCGCGCCCACCGAGGGCCAGGTCGAGACGCTGTTCTCCCGCACCGTCTCCCGGCTCACGTCCGAACGCGCCCTCGAAATCATGGGCGACCCGGAGATCGACGACATCCCCAGCCGACAGGGCGGCGTCACCCGGTCCATCCGGCTGAAGAACTCCGGCTCCACGGTCATGATGATGACCGCCAACCCACGGGCGAAGATCGAGTCCAAGTCGTTCCACGTCATCGTGCTGGACGAGTGCCAGGAGTGTGACGACTTCGTTGTCGCCAAATCTGTCTCCCCCATGCTGGCCTACTACGCCGGAACAATGATCAAGACCGGTACGCCGACCACCAGCAAAAACAACTTCTATAGGGCCATCCGCTTGAACAAACGGCGCCAGACCGCACGGGGTGCCCGGCAGAACCATTTCCAGTGGGACTGGCGTGATGTCATCAAGTGCAACGAGAACTACCACAAGCACATCCGCAAGGAAATGATGCGGATCGGCGAGGACTCCGACGAGTTCCAGATGTCTTACAACTGCCGGTGGATCCTCGAACGCGGCATGTTCGTCACCGAGACCCTCATGGAAGAACTCGGCGACAAGAGTGCGGAGGTCGTCAAGAACTATCACCGCACGCCGGTGGTGGTCGGGATCGACCCGGCCCGGAAGGTGGACTCCACTGTCGTCACCGTCCTGTGGGTCGATTGGGACCGGCCCGATGAGTTCGGGTTCTTCGATCACCGGGTCCTGAACTGGCTAGAAATCCAGGGTGATGACTGGGAAAGCCAGTACTTTCAGATCGTCCACTTCCTGTCCAACTACGACGTGCTGGCTGTCGGGGTCGACACCAACGGGGTCGGGGATGCCGTCGCCGACCGACTGAAGGTGTTGCTGCCTCGCTCCGAGGTCTTTCCGATGTCGTCCTCCACGTCCGAGCAGTCGGCCCGCTACAAGCACCTCCAGGCCCTGATACAGCGCAAGCTCATCAGCTGGCCGTCCCACTCCAAGGCCAGGCGGCTGCGCGTATGGAAACGGTTCTACCAGCAGATGCTGGACGCGGAGAAGGACTTCAAGGGCTCGAACATGGTGGTGAAGGCGCCGGACGAGGCGCATGCGCATGACGATTACGTCGACTCTCTTTCGTTGGCCGCGTATCTGACGGCGCAGCTATCCACGCCCGCGGTCGAGGAGTCGAGTAACCCCTTCTTTGCACGACGGCGATAGCAGCGGGCGTTTAGTCTGACGTGCTGCCCAGTCCGCATCAGACTCGAACTGAGATATCTCTGTGCCCAAGAGGAGCACCCCTGATGGCGAACCTGGCCCCCGCACCGCAGTTCCCCGAGCGTCCGGGGAATGTCTATGAGACGAAGCTCTCCCCGGCGACCCCCGGTCTGCGTGGCCCGCTGCGCTTCGAAGAGGGCGTCGCCACCGACACCGACGTTCCCAGTGAGTTCGACAAGGGCGTGATGCAGGGACTGTCCTCTGCGCCGGGCCGTCCGAACCGCAACGTGAATGTCTACGAGAAGTACCCCGACGAGACGATGCGTGAGCGCGCCCACGTGGGTTCCGCAGCGTGGGTCGAGGCCCCGACGTTCCTGAGCGAGTTCGCGGCCGGGTCGTTCGCCGACTACGCCGAGTACCGCTACGACGAGGTCATCCGCAACGGCGGACGCCAGCAGCACGGGAATCCCGCCGTCGTCAACGACTGATCACCTGCGCACCGAAAGAGGTCGGCATGGCCCAGGTTCCGGCCAATCCGAAGCTCTGGTCCATGCTGACCGCGCAGGCGAGGGCCAAGTTCCGGGTATACCCCAGTCCCGCTGCATCCCACTGGGTGCATAAGGAGTACGTCCAAAAGGGCGGTCGCTTCGTCGATTCCCGCAAGTCCAAGGCCAAGCCTCACCAGCGCAACTCGAACTCGGACGACCAGTACGAGGAGCGCAAGGAGCACGCGGAGCACAAGGGGCACGACAAGTGACCGTATACACCGAGCTGCTGCCCGAGACGCCGATCGAGGGTATGCGTCTGGGCCGCCACGTCGAGCACGACGAACGGTCCAAGCACTACGCGCTGGACACCTCGGGCCTGACCATCAGCTCGGTCCGGCACACCCGGCATACCCCGGTGTTCGATCAGGGCGACCTCGGATGCTGCACCGGCTGCGCGATGTGCGGGGCACTGGCCACCGACCCGTTCTTCGCCACCGAGACCGGCGTCCCCTTCACGCTGGACACCGCGATCGGGCTGTACGGCGCCGCCACCCGCCTCGACGACGTCCCCGGCATCTACCCACCGGCCGACACCGGCTCGACCGGTGTTGCGGTCGCCAAGGCCGCCAAGAACCGTAACTGGATCTCCGGGTACCTGCACACGTTCTCGCTCAACGACGCCCTCAAGGCGTTGTCCACGACGCCCATCATCATCGGCATCAGCTGGTACTCCAGCTTCGACCGGCCGGACAGCAACGGCGTCGTGGCCATCAAAAGGGGCGCCACCGTCCGGGGCGGCCACGAGATCTGCGTGGACGAGCTGGTCGTCCAGGGATCCTCGATCAGCATCGGGTTCTCCAACTCCTGGGGCACCACGTGGGGCAAGCAGGGCCGCGGGTACATGACCGCGAACACCTTCGCCACCCTGCTGGCTCGCCGCGGTGACGTCGTCGTCCCGGTGCCTCTCAGTGCCGCCCCGCCGGTACCCAGCGCTGAACCGCACACCCCGGCGCCGATCGCCATTTCCGCGGATGACCTGAACCTGTGGGTCGCCATGCAGGCATGGGCCAAGGCCAAGGGTCTGGTGTAGTGCCGTGAGCATGGATTTCTCGCCTCCGTCATACCGGGCGGCGTCCAGCGACCTGACCATTTCCATCTCCCCGCTCGGCCTGGTCGAACTGGCCGACGAGGAGTTCGAGGTCCACGGCCCCAGGCTCAACCGCTACTCCCTAAACTGGGCCATGTATCTGGGGCACCACTGGGGGTATCGGCGGGAGGCCGGGGAAACCCAGCTCACCTTCAACTACTTCCGTGCCTTCACCGACTACCTGACGAACTTCACCTTCGGCAAGGGCGTGCAGTTCCGCTCCCCGAAAGAGACCGAAGCCATCGTCCCGCCCCTGCTGGCCAGGGTCTGGGAAGTCGACAACGACAAAGAGATGGTCCTGCACGAAATCGGCCAACAGGGCGGCGTTTCCGGGGACGTCTTCATCAAGGTCGCCTACGACCCCGGGTATGTGGACCCGGCCCGGAACGTGCACCCCGGCCGGGTGCGGATCCTGCCGCTCAACGCGTCGTTCTGTTTCCCCGAGTTCCACCCCCACGACCGGTCACGCCTGATCCGGTTCAAGTTGAAGTACCGGTTCTGGGGAACGTCGCTGGAAGGAACCCGGCAGGTCTACACGTACACCGAGATCCTCACGGACGAGCTGATCCAGGAGTACATCAACGACGACCTCATCGACTCCCGCCCCAACCCGCTGGGCATGATTCCTGTCGTCCACATTCCCAACCACCCGGTCTCGGGTAGCCCGTGGGGACTGTCGGACTGCAACGACATCATCAGCCTGAACCGCACCTACAACGAGGTGTGCACGGACGTCGGGGACATCGTCAACTACTACGCCGCCCCCGTGACGGTGATCGTGGGCGCGAAGGCGTCCAACCTTGAGCGCGGCCCGAACAAGGTCTGGGCGCTGCCCAAGGACGCCACGATCAGCAACCTCGAAGGCGGCGGCTCCGGCCTTCAGGGTGCCCTTGAACTGCTGGACCGGCTCAAGACGTCCATGCACGAAATCATGGGTGTCCCGGAGACAGCGCTCGGGCAGGTCCAGCCGATCAGCAACACCTCCGGCGTCGCGCTGAGCATCCAGTTCCAGCCGCTGATGAACCGCTACGGCCGCAAGCGAGCCCAGTACGCGTACGGTCTGGAGCGCACCAACGAACTGATCCTGCGCACCATCGCCCTGTACGAGCCGGACGCGTTCATCTTCGACCCCACCGACGCCGCCCCGCTCAAGGAAGGCCAGCTGCCGCAGCTGGACCTGACCGACCCGATCAGCTACCGGTCGATCTGCTATTTCCCGCAGCCCCTGCCGCTGGACAAGCTGATCGCGCTCAACGAGATCCAGTCCAAGATTTCCATGGGGCTGGAATCCCGGGAAGGTGCGCTGAGGGAACTCGGCGAGGAGCAGCCCGCGGAGAAGCTCCTGGAGATCCGGGAAGAGCAGAAGGAAGACGCCATCGCCGATGGCGTTCTCACCCTGCTCCGCGCCCAGATCACCAAGGTCATCACGGAGATGACCGGCATGATGATCGGCCCCGACGGCTCTGCCACCCCGGCCATGCTGCCCGGCGACGTCCCCACCGACGGCGAAGGCCAGCCGATGCCCGGTGCCCAGGCGGCCACCACCATGCCCGGAATCCTCAATGACGAGCTGTACACCGAGGACGCCCTGCGCAACGAGCTGGTCACTTCCGCCTACGGCACGAAAGCACCCCAGCGCCGTAACCCTGACGCACAGTCGGAGTAGCTATGTTCTTGGGCCGTCAGTTCGAGCAGATGGAACTGTTCCCGAAGCCGCCGGAGAAGGCCGCCTCCGAGGCGCGCAATGAGCGTGTTCCCGTCGGCGGTCAGTACGAGATCCCGTACAAGGAGGATCTCGCGCCCACGCCGAAGCCACCGGAGACGACCGGTCCGACCCGGCAGGAACGCCTCCTGCGCGATGAGCACCCGGTGGACGTCTATCACGGCGGGACGTATCCGATGATGATGACCGGCCCCGAGATCCGACATCAGTTCCAGGCGCTGGACGGTGACCGTGACCCCGGCAATGAGTACTACGACGACGGCGGTAGCAGGAGTAACGCGGTCACGGTCGAAGGGTCACGCATATCTCCGTACGGGTACAAGTACCGCGCCAACACCACGGAGATCACCGCGGGCGGCGGCGAGAACAAGTACGCCACCACGCGGAAGCATTTCTCCGCGGGTGACCGAATCCCCCGGGTGAGGAAGCGTTACAGCGACCTGCCGGAGACGGACGACGACCTCTACGACCGTAAGCTGTCCGAGGCCGATGAGTCTGCCACCCACAATGAATACGGCGACACACGCCCATCCGGTTCCGATTTCGTTCCCCACGGCGCAGGCCTCACCGATCAGATCCTCAACGAGGGCTACGACCTGAAGCACCCGGTATCTCTGTCCACCGGTCAGGGCAGGGATCGGGATCGCAGTTGGACTAACACCGCTGGTCG